TTATTTAAACGCCATGGCTCCGGCAATCCCGGCTATCAAAACGGCCAGCACCCCGGCACCAAACCACCGCAGTCTTGACGGCGCATCATTCACCGCCTCAATCCGCGCTTTGTCTGCTGTTACGTACAACTCTTGAAACTTGTCCGATTCTTTCCGGTAAGCTTCTTTATCCAACGTCAGTCCGCCAATCTTTTGTTCGAGCAGCATTGTCTGCGATTCCATCAATGTTCTATCTTTATCGCATAGCGTCAGCCAGTTGCTTTTGTCTGCTGCATCCTTCTTTACGAATGCCAGGTCGATAAGCAGCCGGTTTCCGGTGCTGTAGTTGAAAAATATCTCAGCGCACTGAGCAGGAATAACCTGCAAGCACAAACAGGTGAGCAAGATTGCGGATATCGCCTTGAGTCTTGTTGTTGATTTCATTCTCGGTGTCCTTTCTGCTGGGGCTCGGTTTTCGTTCCTCGGCTTTGATTTTTGCTCTCTGTGCCTCAATGTCAGCGATGCCCTTGTCTATCTCTGGATATAGGTTTGCTTCCCTGTCTCTGACGGCACCACGGCCAGCCTGTGCGGAGCTGATCTGTTGTTGCCTGACGTGGTCAGCACTGGTTGTGGTCAGCTTGTTTTTATTTCGGTCGCATTGATATGTTGCAAGGCAGAGTGCCGCGATCAATACTGCAATTATTATTTCTCTGGCATATATCATTTTATCTCACCCGAATGAATCCAACGACGGCGAAGCTGCTGCCGAGGCCGAGCGTTCTGGTACGGTCAAAAACACCGCCCTGGTTCTTGTCGCCTTTAGCTTGCTCCCGTTGACCGCCTGCGCTGCCTGCCACGGTGTTACCTTCCCTGGCTGTGAATGTCTTTTTATCGATCTGTGTCAACACAATACCGGTATGCCCGTTGAAATTCTGTGTTGCTGTGCTGCCGTGTCGCCAGCACGGTATATCTGCCGGTTGCAGCTTCTGGATACCCATATTCACGTCTTCTGCGGAAAATGTTTTGAAGGTCAGTTCACGGGCTTTGCACGTTTGCCAAAGTAGCGATACCCGCCCGATTTTAGGAATCGGTTGCTTGATGCCTATCGCTTCTGCTCCGTCGCGATAGCAGGTCAGCATGTAGGCTGCGCACCACGACAGGCCTTTGGGCAAGCCGATATATTTCAGCATGGCGTCGATTTCGGGGGAGTCATTGCTATTCGTGCGCTCTCTCACGTTCAGATACTTAGCGGACTGCTCGACGGTCGCGTCCTGCAAGGTTTTGGCGCATACGGTTGTTGTCACCGTCAGCAATAGCAGCATGATTATTATTTTAAACATATCAGCACCTCATACAGTTGTTGTGGAGATATGGGGCGTTTCCAGATACCCAGAGCGGCAGCGCAAAATTCAGAGCAGTACCAGCGATTTGAATTTTGCAGTTTTACTGGCAGAAAAAACCCCAATATTCCGAGCCAGTCATATTTTTTGCCAAGTTGCGACGATACAAAGGTGGTTGCTTTTGTTGCGTCGCTTGCCACCGATATTCTCTCCCAGTTGGCGGGATTAAATCCGGATGCCGGAATGGCTCTTACGCAGTTTGTCCATGCGTCGGCACTACTGGCCATGCCGTCTATCACGATCTCACAGTGGGAGAATTTACTTTTCGTGTACCAACGAATCAGGCGGTCGAAAAGTCTTCCCTTGCCGATATAGAACCAGACTTCCATGGCTACTTCCCGACGACCGATGCAATGGCAATCAACAGGGCTCCGGTAACTATTGCGGCTGCGACGTTATGCTCATCAAAGATTTCTTCATAAATGTCGTATTTAGTGCCTCGAAAGAAAAACAGCATGCCGATGGCTACAAACAGCAGTGTCGAAACATAGATCATCTTGAGTACGATAATCTCTGCTACTGCCATGCTGCTGCCTGGTGCAAAAAAGTAAATCGCAGCGATGGTGCCTATCAGAAATAATCCTGCAAATACCTTTTCATCAATCTTTTCCCAAAATGTTTTCATTGTCTGGCCTCCTTGTTTATTATGTTATCTCCAGATTGAACCGTTCTCTCATCTCACTCATTATGCATTCGCCGCATAACACCACTGGATCTCTGCAATCCTCGCAGCAGGGGCTTATCATTTTTCGCCTTACTATCGTTACGCATTCTGTAGCTGTCTGCTTCACGGCCTCTTGCAGTTGTGATCGCAACTCATCAATAGTGCATTGCAAGCACTCGGTGGTGCTGCCGTGTTTGGTGCAGTAGCCAAGTCGCATATCCGTCATTTAAATATCCTCCAGAGTATAAAAGTCAGCGTTGGCAACGCAATCCAGGCTACGCATTGTGAAATATAATACATCGCCTCAGCACTCATTTAACTCTCCAGAACATATAGACGACGATTGCAAACGAAAAGACCAGCAACAAAATCGATAGTTGCCGCGTATCTGCAAATATCTCTGTTTCCCGCTCTTTTGAGAGAGCCAACAGCGTGTCCACCCGCTGGACATATCGATCCATCAGAGTCTGATAGTAGTGCAGAGCAGACCACGCTTCAGGCTTTTGCTGTTTCTTGATAAAGTCCACTACTTTCAGTTGAGCTTCCCGGTATTCTGGTCGCTCTTTTTTCATTTCGTTGACAAGCGTTCGCTCGCGATGGGACAATTTAGCGGCTGTAAGAAAATCAAGAACCTGGTTAGCGGAAGATCGTGTCACAAGCATTTTGTCCAGTTCTTTGCTTGCGTCATAGGCAGTCACTGCTATGCCTGCATTACGGAGCGCGATGTTGGCATTGAGGATATCGGATTTGAGTTGATACAGGTTTGCTCGTATTTCCTGTCTGTCTCTGATCCCTGACATCCCTATTTTTGTTGTAAGGCTCGAAATAGCCAGCAGCATCAAGATTATCAGCGGCGTATACCGTATGGGGTTCAGAATGCTTTTTAATTTTGTCAAGTCCACTTAGAGTCTCCTTCGTGATTTTACTTTATAATCCTCAGCACCCATTCGACATGGTTCGCGACATCAAAGGCAAAGCCCACCAAAACCATTGCTACCAATACCAGCCAGACCGGAAACTCTTTTATTTTGTAGGAAAAGACAGCAAGGCTTTTGCAGAGTTCGTCAAGAGTAGTTTTCATTGCTTTCACTTGATCGGCGAGGTCTTTATAGCTCGTAGCAGGGCAGTTTTTGCAGGTATCGCTCAGGCTATCTATGCGCTTGTGCAGGACGGCGTGCTTATCGTTATTTTCAGTAGCCGCCTTGGATAGGCTCCTGCAAGGACTATGGTCTTTGATTAACCCGTCCAGTCGGTCGCTATCGTTGTCAATGCGCCTGTAGATTGCGGTGTGCTCTTCGTCGTTGTGATGTAACACCACCTCGATTGCTGCCAGCTTTTTCAGGATTTCAGTGATACAGTGCATAATCTCTTTGTGGTCATCCCGCATATTTGTAACTGCGAGCCCAAGAGATTCCAGCTTTATACCTGTTTCAGCGTGAGACTTAATTGACTGTATTGTCAGTTCTTGTAGGGTATCCATATTTATTCACGAGCTCCTTGAGTTGACCATATTCACATTTTGACCAGAATTCACACTGTCTAAACTGAGCCAGTGCTTTTTGTTCATCACCTGTGCTTGCCGTGGCTATGATGATCGGCAAATCCGGGTACAGCGCCTGTACGGCATAGACGACTGTCCAGCCATCACATTCCGGCATCACTAAATCGCATATAAACAAATCTGGACGTTGATCTCTCATGCGATCCATCAATTGTTTATAGTCAGTAAATATCTGGGCTCCGTAGAGCTCTTGATAAACTTTAAGCTGTATTTTATTGTCATCTAGCGCGTAAATAAGCATTTAAAACTTCCTTCAAAGCAGCATGGCACTTAACCAAGTAACTGTAATTTATACAGTACATCTCCAAGCTGGCTGCCATTTCTGCATTAACGCTGCTGGGTTCTTTTCGGATGCAATAGGCCAGTTTTGTTCTAAGAAGGTTATCATCCCTCGCAGCGAGTTAGTGGTTTTGGCATGACCAAGCAAAGAAATTACGCTTTGACTTTTGCCTCTATGCACTGCTCTGCGAAATTTATGCAGGCTATACTTCCTGATAAATCTGGCCGTTCTCCATGTTCGATAGCCCACAAAGTTGACGCCGTTTTTTGTTTTCTGAATCGTCCACTTCGACAACTCCAAATTAAGGTTTGCCTTTAGATAGGCAATGGTCATATCTCGGTACCGCACGCATTCTTCTCTGGTTAGATCGAACAATATGAAATCATCGACATAACGGCAGTATTTGCGAATTTTGAGAGTTCTTTTTATAAAGTGATCCATTGAATTCAGATAAATAAGCGCATATGTCTGGGACAGTAGGTTGCCAATCGGTATTCCTATTAGGTTCTGGCGGTCGTCTGCAAACATCATCATAATGTTCACCAGCCTCTTGTCCTTGATTTTTCTTTCCACCATTTGGCGCAAAATGTCTCGATCAATGCGATAGAAGAATTTGCGAATGTCCATTTTCAGCGTGTACTTTTCTGGATCGCTTGATTGCAAAGCCTTCTGCGTATAGTCGCTAGCCTTATGTGTGCCTTTTCCGGAGCGGCAGGCGAAAGACGTTGCGATATAGCATTTTTCAAAAATAGGCTTCACTATCCTGTAAATCGCATGCTGCACTACGATATCTCCAAACCAAGGCGCACTAATTTCTCTCTTTTTGGGTTCATGGACGAAAAAGTGATGATATCGTCTGACCTTATATGTTCCGGAATGAATTCTATCGTGCAAGTCAGTGAGAAATGCTCCTGCTGCTATATCGAATTCATGGCAGGCATTTTTCATTCGCTTGCCTTTCCGTGCGTCCAAATATGCCTGGTACATATTTTCTGGACTGAAAACTTCATCAAAAAGATTTCCGGTTCTCTTCAATTAAAACCTCGTTGCTGGTCTTCGGTTTCCCTACCAAAAAGCAATGATTAAAACCAGTTCGCCATCAGGCAGGATAGTCTATCCCTATGATTCCACTATACTCATACGAGCTTTGAGGGGGAATCGTAGTCGGGCCGAGAGCCGATATTGTTGTTCACATTAGAACGCGGATTGTTGAGATTGAGCTCAAACACGCCAGCATCACTGGCATTATTCCAGTTGCCACTCACGATAGGCACACGTATTGACATATAAATCGCATATATGTAGGCTACCCTTTTTGTTTAAAGTTTTTGTCGGCCTCATTTCTTATCCAGCCGCCAATTAATTTTCCTAATTCGTCTACCAGCCTACTGATTGCTACCCATCGGGTTTTTTCTATCGCTTCGCCGTCCACACCCTCGACAAATTTGCCGTCTTTAAAATGGAAGTAGCCCAGCTCCTGCGCTAAATATAGCTGCATTCGCAACTGCTCGTGGGCTATGTCCAATGACGTGAGTGTTGTTTTCTTGATGTATCTTTTTTGCCCTTCCACGATCAAATCGTACACTTCATACGCGGTATTGCGTATTCTGTTCGCCAGCGCAAATTTCTCGTGCTTCGGGAAGTGGTTCAGATAAACGTTCAGCAACTTCATCATTTCATGAAATTTCCTATACATAATTACGTCGCTGTTTTTCATCTGAACCGCTCCCTCAAAACAAAGTCAAAGGCATGACGCGCTATCGCGGTCATTAAATCATAGTACGTAGGCGGGCCGAGAGCCGAAATCGTAGTGCACATTAGAACGCGGATTGGCGAGATAGAGCCCAAACACGCCAGCACCACTGGCAACAGCCCAGTGGCCACCCACGATAGGCACACGCTCGCCGGTTATATCCAGCCAGAAACCGTCGCCGCCTAAACCAGTGCCTGCAACTGGGTACAGTCCCAGAGATTTGCAGAGTGCCAGTGCAGTTGCGCCAACCGGTGTACTTCCTGGATTAGTCATGCCCTCAAAAGAAGAGCCAGAAGCACGAACGAGCGTATAGTTGGCTGTGCCGCTTGCTGCATATTTCACGGTATTTGCTGAACCTGGTGTGACCAGGTTGCCGTTGCTGCCGTCGATCGCCTTCCATTGTGCTGATCCGGCTGAAACGTCTTTGGTATTATCCGCAGCGTTGTTGGATGCGAGTACTTGAATTTCGCCTTCGTTGATACGCAATCCTGTATTCCACTCCCAGATATTGCCGTTAAGGTCGGCGATGCCGAATGGTGTCCCGTCATGCCGCCATGAGGCAGGGCCCGAACCTGTCAGGGTAACTCCGTCTCCTGCTGCTACGCCCGGTGCGTTTCCATCTGTTCGGCGTCCGGTTTCCCATGTGTTTGCGTCGTTGCGGCCCCAGTTGGTATTACCGCGTGGCTGAGTGCCGTTTTTCCAGCACCAGAGTGCTATTGCAGCACGCTCTGCGTTTGTCATCAGATGCCAGCCTGCTCCGTTGGCTGCTGCTTGCGCCAGAAAAGTATCAAAGTTCTGGCTTACGGTGGGATGTACGTTTGGCAATGAAAGCAGATTACCGTCTTTCACTATGCCCTGGTAAGTCCCTATGAAAATTTCTGATTTGTTCACTCCGTTAACCGTGAATGCAGGGTGCAGTCCGGTTCCGAGGCCAGCGTCGATGTCTTCTTTGTTGAACGCAGGGATAATGTTCATTACGCTGGGGTGTCCGGCTGCTGTGTACAAAACGGTCTGTTTGCCACCGGATGCGGCTTCCACTGATGCACGAAAATCGTCTTTTACAAATATAGTTGGCATTTTCTTTCTCTCCTTTTATGTTTTAAGTGAATTACCAGTTGATGGTGTTGACCGCGTCAACGGTCTCTGCTGCCTCTATTGCCTGTTCCAGTTGCCATTTTTTAGCGTACAGCCCCAGGCCAAAATCGATCAACTCCCCGATGATCTCAGTTAATTCCGCCACCGTCACATTATGGAACTGGTTTGATTTATCGCGGATAGTGGCTACAGTTGATGTTGATCCGGTCTCAAGCAGCCTGTCTCTGAGTCGGCTCAGGTTATCGATATCCTCACGCGCTGAGTCCATCATGTAACCTGCTGACACCTCAAAGCCGTATTCAGGGGCACGCTCAAATGCGTGCTTGATCCGTCCCTTTTGGATTGTTTTTGCTGTTACCAGCGGGTCAGGTGCTGGCATTGTGCTGTTGATTTGTTCATCCATTTTTTGACTCCTCTCTTAAAGATTAAGTTTTCTGGCAGTCCAGTTTACGATTACGCTGTCTGCGCTGCCGTTAAACTGTATGTCGAATCCTGTAGTGGTTTTATTTACCGCTTTCACGCTACCGCACTGCGTTTCTGCTCCGGTATACCCGGTAACTTCAAGAGCGACATGATAGTCGGCTGTATCCATATTGTAGGGGAATACTACCGATGCTGTAGGGAGTGCAGAGACAAACTGCGGGAATCCGCTTTGCAAATTTGCTACTTTGGTCAGCGTACATCCGCTCAGGTTTTCTGCTGTGTTGCCTGCCGGAACGGTCACTCGGTACAACAGCATTGTTCCAGCCGGATATGTTTCATTCAGGTTTGTGGCCTTCAGGTCTCCAGTGCTATCGATGTAAAGGTCAACATGCCCAGCACTGCCACCTGTATTCTGTGCGATACTGGCTGTGCTGGTTTGCCCTTCTACGCCATTAAAAACACCATTCAGGAAGACAACTCCTGCCGAGATATTCACCAGCCGCCCTGTCCCGCCTGCTGTTACATCGCAACCACTGATAACTCCAGTATTGCGGATAGTAACTGTGCCCTGCTGAAACCGCTGTTTCAGGGTTTTGGTGATCTCGCGATTCGCAAGCCCTGCCTGTGCCAGCGCCTCCATAGTGGCTGCGGTAAGCGCGTTGATGGCGTCGGGATTTGTATCGGCGACATCGGTTTCGATCTGGTCAAGTCTTTCGTCCAGTGAGGCGTGACCTGTGCGAGCGGCTGCAAGTTCGTTTTCACTTGCGGCAACCCGCCCTTCGTGGTTGCTGAAATTGTCATCAATTTCAGAATAGCGGGTGTTCCAGAGCGCGGGTACGGCATCCGGCTCGTTGTTCGGGATCTGCGTAATGTTTACATGTGGTAAAGCCATAACTTTCTCTCCTTTCTGTTATCAAACGCCGCTTAAAACGGGGTTATTTCCATTGCAACTAAAATTCAACAGCGGCAAGAACCGATCCATACTCTGGTTTTTCTCTTCGCCTGCTATGGGTTGGTACGTTTTTCCTACTATGGGTATTGCCTATGGGGAGACCAGACATATTCATCCTGCCAGCCGCTTCAAAAAAGGCCGTTAGCTTGTAGAAATCATCCTCGTTTGCAAGGGCAAGCATTGATTCAAGGATATGAGCAGGCACAGCTACAACGGACTTTTGAGCTGTTTCTGTTATCATCCTGCATCGTTTCTTTTCTGTCTCTTCTGTTATTTTCAGCTTATTAGTAAGTTGCTCGATCTGCTTGCTCTGTTGTTCAGCCTGATCTCGAAGAGCATCTTCTAAAATTGCTTGTTCAGTAAGCCGATCCTGCAATATGGCATTTTCCATAATTGCTGTTGCTGTCCAGTGCTTCAGCCATTTTTCAGCCTCTATTTCAGATATTCCGCCGATTTTAACTATGCTTTCCAATACAAAAGAAGAATTGGCTGCGCTCGCACTTTCGAGAATATAGCCGCGATTTTTAGCAAAGCCGGGATTCATAACATAATCAAAGCCGTGGAAATCGGTAAGATTGGTTTTGCCCCCCACTCCGCCGTCAAAGCCGCCACAAGCCCAAGAAAAACCGCCGACCCGAGATTCGTTCAAGCCTGATACGATCTTGCCTGGATCTGTCTCAAGGATATCCTGTGTGTGCTCAACAGCTCCGTCTTTATGCACTTCAAAAGCTGTGGTTACGTTTGACGGCACGTTTTCGGTAATAACAAAGCTACCGTCTGGCAGCTTTACGGCCCCAACCTCCGCCAGAGTTAACTTCTTGGCCAGTTCACGCCTTCCGTGCCCCAAATACCCAAGTGCCTCACGTAATCTGATTTTTTCCCGTGTTTCGGGCGCATAGCAAACCTTAATAGCATTTTCAAGAATGTACTGCCGATGATGCCCGGTATAGGTTCGACCCTCTTGAAACAAATTGAATGTGCATTTTATTGGTTGTGGCATAAAGAACTCCTTTACTTGTACAGCTTGTCGATATACGACTTGATTGCGCTCTCTGTTACCACAGTGGGGCTGTCTACGCCTGGGACTCCCCCTGTTGCCTGCGCCAGCATCGCGTCATTCATTGCCGCTGCGTTTTCTTCAGCCTTCACGGCTTTGTCAGCCGGGAACATGAGCGTGAATTTTTCTTCGGGGACTTTCAGAATGTCAGTCCACAAATAGTTTGAGAGTGCCTGTTTATCCACGGTTGCAAATTCAGCATCCATCAGTTGCACCATCTGAACAAGCCCAGTAGCAAACCCGGCGCGGCCTTCCATATTTTCCCGTTCTTCCCGTTCGAGTGCTGTTGACACGGAGTTGAATATAACTCTCCATGGTTTCTCGGTTGGCAAAAAAACTTTACCCATTTTGCTGGCAATGTGAATTTCACACATACGCTCAACACCGGTTAAAATAGCTTGCCGGAGCATATTGGCTTTGGTTGCGGCAAGCACCGACACCCGAAAGAAGCCGCCGTCCCCAAGACCGCCCGCAAGCATTTCGCCAAATCCCAGCAATGCCGGATCAATACCAAGTGCTGAGCCTAGTCGTTTAATGTGAAAATCAATATCAGAAAGCCCGTCAATATTTGGAGAACCTTCTAGGGTCGAAATGTCAAGCCGTCCCCTTCCGTCCCCAAAAATAGGAAGAATGTGGTTTATAACGGTCTGAATAAAGCCTTTTTTGAGGGATTTTTCAGCATTAGATTGGTCGGTTTTTTGTAACTGACTGGCCACAATATTGAGGTATTGCGCCGCTTTTTGAGGGTTGAGCTTGCCGGTGTTTACGCCGACCATTCGTTCAAGTCGCGCTGCATTCTTCCGACTCATATTCATCGAGGTAATGGCGTCAAGTAATTCCATCCATGGAACAAAAGCCGTTTCAACAAGCGATTGTCCATAGTTTTGTGATTCAGTGATTGTGTCCAGACTATAATCTTCTTCGGAAATATCAAACGGTTTTGCGTCGATTCGTTGCGGTTCTGTATTGGTCTGCTTGTAAACAGGGATCTTGAATCCGACAAACTTCCATGGCTCCATCATCTCCATACCCGCCTTGCCGGATTGCTGCCAAGTTGAAGAAAAGCCTGCCAACTGCCCCGCCTGCTGATATTCATTCACAAAGCGTGGGTGTGTATAATAATCAGAGCGGATCGATTCGATGCCTGCCTTATCCTTGACATAGAGCCGAGCGTACCAGCAGCCATAAAGAGCGGCATTATATGCCCATGAGTGGCAATCCCTGTTTATGATATGAACAAGGCTGTCGTTAAGTTCCTTGACAATAGCGTTAGTTCCGTCATTGACGGATTCTATCTTGATTATTTCTCCTGAATCGGATCGCGCTGATAGCGCATGCGCAATGTGCATCTTTAATGCACTGTCAATGGTAGGATCGCTTGCCATTGTGTCGTAAATGGCATAGCGAGCATGGCGGGACTTAGGCAATGCGTAGAACTGTTGACCATCCTCGGCAGTTGCACTAAAAACGCCCTGCATTGCAGCGGTAGCATCTCCAATGAAATCCTCATAAATCCCACCCGAAGGCAGAGCGATTGCCCGGCTGTCATTGTCTGAGAAAAAACTTGGAAACAGTTTCTGCCAGATATTCTTTTTAGTTGTAGTTTGTGTGTCTACCATAGTTGCCATATTGCATGACAAGCGGTTATCTGTGGAGGGTATCAAATGTAATAAAAGAGGATATTAGGTGGAGGCTTTGTGATATAAGAGGGAAGTGTTGCTAAATGGAGGGTGGGATGATGGAGCAGAAAAAACCGAAATGTATTGTCCGAGACTGGAAAGACATTGAAGAGCAAGCGCGCAAGTTGGTCTTTACATTCGGTAAGCATTCACGCGAACAGGCGGTTAGCAAGCTATTTGTTGATAAGTTTTTGGCGATGTTTGGATTTAGCGCAATCGAGATCGGAAGCTTTGAGCACCAGGTCGCGAAACTTGGTAACAAATCAGGGTTTATTGATTGTTTCATTCCGGGCAAGCTCCTGATTGAATTCAAGTCACGCGGCAAAGACCTTGATAAAGCACTGTTGCAGGGGCTTGATTATTTGAGCGGCCTTGCCAAAGAAGAAATGCCGCGTTACCTCCTTATCTGTGACTTTGGTCGTTTCCGACTGCATGATCTTCTGGATAGGACAAAGGATGTAGACTTCACCCTTGAAGAGCTGCCAAAACAGGTCAAGCTGTTCAAGTTTTTACTTGGTGAGGAATCAGAACAAACGGCACATGAACTGAGTATTGATGTAAAAGCCTCAAATCTCATGGGTAAGCTGCATGATAGCATCAGGAAAGATGGTTACGAAGGGAAAGAGTTGGAGGTGTTACTTGTCCGTCTGTTGTTTTGCCTGTTTGCCGATGATACCGGAATCTTTGAACACAATTCGTTTAAGAAGCTGATTGAACAACGCACCGGTGATGACCCTTCATCAATGTTTTCGCTCTTTGCACGGCTGTTTGCGATACTTAACACCAAAGAAGAAAAACGCGGCAATAACACCGCTGAATATCTTGCCAACTTCCCCTACATAAACGGTAGGCTCTTTGAAGAGCAGTTTCCGTTGCCGGACAGCACAAGAGAAATGCGTGACGCTCTTCTGGAGTGTTGCGAAATGGACTGGAGCGAGATTTCACCGGCTATTTTCGGTTCCATGTTTCAGACGATCATGGAAGAAGGCGAAGGTAACAGACGGCGTGAGCAAGGGGCGCATTATACCTCTGAAACCAATATACTGAAATTGATACGTCCGCTGTTTCTTGATGATCTGGAAAAAGAGTTCGCCGCTTGTGGAAAGAACAAGGCTAAGCTCGAAACATTCCACGACAAGCTGTCAACACTCAAATTCCTTGACCCGGCTTGCGGTTGTGGCAATTTTCTTGTCGTGGCGTATCGGGAAATCAGGCGGCTTGAATTGAAAGTTCTTGACCTGCTACATCCTCCGGTAAACAAGCTGGGATTCCGGCAAATGGGGCTTGGTCTTGCCGAGATTGTAAGGGTGAACGTAGACCAGTTTTACGGCATTGAGGTTGAAGAGTTCCCCGCGCAGATCGCCCAGGTTGCCTTATGGCTTGTTGATCATCAGGTAAACATGGAAGTAAGCAAGCTGTTTTGCCAGACGTTCAAGCGGATACCGCTCAACAAGTCACCTTCAATAACCTGCGGGAACGCTCTTAAAGCACCGTGGCCTGCCGCTGATTACATCATGGGGAATCCGCCTTTTATCGGGCATCAATGGCGGGATGTTCATCAAATGGATGACATGGAAAGGATATGGGGCAAAGACGGCAAATTCGGGAGGCTCGATTATGTGACCTGCTGGCACAGGAAAGCTACTGATTACATGGTATTGAATCCAAAGACCAAAACAGCCTTTGTCTCCACCAATAGTATTTGTCAGGGTGAGCAGGTCGGCACACTTTGGGAATGGATGCTGGCGCAAGGGATAAAGATTCATTTTGCACACCGGACTTTCCAATGGCACAACGAGGCAAGGGGCAAGGCTGCGGTGCATTGCATCATTGTTGGTTTTGGTTTGGGGGATGTGAAAGATAAGATCATTTTTGAGTATGACAGCATCAAGGGTGAACCACGGGCGGTAAAATCCAACAACATCAATCCTTATCTGGTTGACGCGCCAAGTGTGATATTGCCGTCAAGAACGAAAACACCGGAAGGGTTGCCACAGCTTATCAAGGGGAGTCAGCCTACAGACGGCGGTCACCTGATAATGACCGATGAGCAAAAAGCGGCACTGTTGGCAAAAGAGCCGAATGCCAAAAAGTGGATCAAGAAATATATCGGCGGCGAAGAGCTGATAAATGGCGGTCAGCGGTGGTGTTTGTGGTTGAAAGGCATTGAACCGGATGAGCTGAAGAAGCTGCCGGAGGTTATGAAGCGGGTGGCGTTGGTAGCAGAGAACAGAAAGAAAAGTCCAACTTTGAGTGTACGGGAATTTGCCGCTTATCCGACGTTGTTTACACAAGACCGGCAACCGGGTAGCAATTATCTGGCGATACCGGAAGTTTCTTCCGAAAGCCGTAAATTTATACCAATCGGGTTTTTAACTACATCAACCATTGCCAGCAACAAATTACAAATTATTTCCGGTGCAACAGCCTACCACTTCGGCATTCTCTCCAGTTCCATGCACAACGCCTGGATGCGTACCGTAGCCGGAAGATTAAAAAGTGATTATAGCTATTCACCATCTGTCTACAACAACTTCCCCTGGCCGCAATCTGCCACAGAAAAACAGCACATGAGCGTGATGGAGAAGGCACAAAAGGTGCTTGATGCCCGTGCCGCTCATCCCAAAAGTACGCTTGCGGATATGTATGCCCCTACTTCAATGCCGAAGGATTTGATTGATGCGCACAAGGATTTGGACAAGGCCGTTGATGCAGCTTATGGCTATGCAGGCGGCAAGGATGACGCAGCGCGGGTTGCCTATCTGTTCGGGCTGTATGGGGAGATGGTGAAGTAAACTCTAAAACGGCTTGACAGCGGTCAGTTTTGAAGGTAGGGTTGAATTATCAAGACTCGCTTTTAACTCCAGGGAATTTAAGGAGGGTTGGTTTACGCCAACTGTAGTGCTGGGCCCGGCACTACTCCAAAGCGAGTCTTTGTTTTTGAATTGGTCTCCCCTGCCCGGTGTTGCATTCTTTATATCGTAGAAAGCCCCGCCGTTTTCACTCTCCAGTTGGATTGTCGCGTACTTTAATTTTCCCGATGTCACCACTATTATAAGACCTCTGCTCGGCTTAGAAGGTAAATATATGGCATCAAAACGTCGCGTAATCGCATATACAAATTCAACAGCACTCTTGTAACCAAGTGCTGCAATATCTTTGCTGTGACGCATCTCTATGTGAAGCAACCCTTCAGCCGAGTTTCCTTCTCTTAACCTTATAGGCGCAGATTCCCTACCTATCGCTTTTGAAATTTCCGCAGTTATATAGCCAAAATCCAAATTGCCTGACGGTGCTTTCATAAAGCCATTGCGGGTTGCCGCCTCAAACACCCGCCCACCGTACCTCACCTCAACAGGTAAATCGAAATAAGCAAAAGTATCGTCAATCACAAATATCCTCTCCAACTCTAAACAAGCCCCTCTCAGTTCGGGAGGGGCTTGCCGTTTCAATAAACCGTCACCATCGGGATGATAGCGGCGGTTTCGTCCATCGTTTGTTCCAGTAGTGTTTTTCTGCTGTTCAGCTCATTGTCGTCCGGCAACTCCATCTGAATACCGGTTATTGTCATCGCCTCTCTTGCCCGCTGCGTGTTTGGTATGGCAAGCAGGACATAGAGGTAATCTGATAACAGCATAATACTGTTGCGAGGGAGACTGTCTGTTGCCAAGTCGAACCCTCGCATATCAAGGAAGTAGGTCAAGGAATACGGTGCAACGCTTTTTGAGAAAGTTGTAACCGCAATCGTCGTGTCAGTAACAACAACATCATGCCACCTGCCTTCAGCATCGACGCATACTGCAACATCTGAAAAACCAGCCGGTAGCGATACCGGCGTGGCGTTTTCCAATTTAAGCACGGCTGTTGCTCCTACGATGCTCTGGTAGGTAGACAACGCCTGCTTTAGTATTGAGGTCTGTAGACTTTCAGAAAGATACATAACCTCGAAACGGAGTAACACATCGTCAAGAAGTTCTTGCGGAGTCACCCGTTATACTCCCCAGCCCATTGATTCTTCGCCCTCATCGTCAAGCCAGCTTACCCAGTTGTAATGGATAGTACCGGAAGGCTTTACAAGGGTTGTGCCATCTTCAACAGACAGGTCAAGAGCGTCGATCTCAATCCATGCGTCAGACATTTTACATGTAGTACCCTGAACGCTATCCGGCATACTCTCGGATATGAGAGCGAGATTGATTTCAAGGTATTTCTTTTCCTTGACCATCTCGCGCAGTGCTGAGTATGCCACGCCATCAATAACCTCTTTGAAGGTAATGGTCATATCGCCAGCATTGATAAATTTCCCTATCTGATTGAATTTGACACCATGAGGGCCATAAGTCTCAATCATCTCTCGTTTCAGTTCCGGTAATTGCGTTGCCTGAACCAGAAATTCAAGGTCACTGTACCCCTCGATAGTCATCCTGAAGTCATCGCCTTTGGTGCCTTCACCGAGTGCAAGCAGCTTTTTGTATGAGCCGTTCACGTTGGCAATGTTGTTGTTTACGTTTGAAATGTTTGCCATGATTTGTCTCCTTTTAATTTATTTAAAAATCTCTTTTTCAAAATGGTCTCTATTCAGCATAGTAAGGGTCTGAATATCCAGCGTTGCGCTTGCACGTATCAGTTGGCCTTTACTTGTTCTTTCCTTGTCAATGGGGAATGATACCGACTCAATTACACATTCCGGTATGATCAGTTTGCGGCCAACATTGATGGTTACCCTATCTGGAATTCTGCCCTCTTTTGAAGCGTCACCACTAGAAGGGAGGAAAGGTACCGTCCCTTTCAAATTCGAGCTTGCAAACATCATCAGATATTGCAGCGGCTTCATAACCTGTTTGTCAGCGTCATCCCAAGCAAAAAAATCCAGTACAAGGTTGAATTTTGTAGGGGAGTTGCCCCCCCATATCTGTGTTGATGAAAATGTTGTTATACTGGTCTGTCCGGTTGACGCTTGCAATACAGCAGAAAGCTTTTCCTTGCCTGGCGCATTACCCGCATTGGAATTTTCAAGGGGTGCGTCCCACTTAGCGGTCAAACTCATACTTGTTCCCTGACCGATAACGCCGCAAACCATATCAGAGCCTTGCGTTATCCAGGCACACAAGGTTTCTGATATTTTGAACTTAGCGGGATCAACACCGAATGCCATTGACTACAGCCCCATCTTTTCGCGCTTATGCATCGATTTTTTACGCCGTGCTTTTGCTGCTCCGCTGAAAGCCTTGCTACGAGCTTTTTTGAGAGCCGCTTTCTGCAAGGAGTTCATGCGTTTCGGAATCCCGATACGCTTCTTTTTGAGAGTAATCTTGCCGCCACGGATAACCTTAATGGTTGATTCAAGTATCACGTCGCCACTGGTTGCATAGTTGGCAATAATTTCCTCGTCAGAAAGCGTACTATTTTCAGTTTTGCCTGACAAAAATTCACCGAGGGTTGCACCGGCTTCATCGCTTTCGCCGTCAAGGAATTCTGTGACGTTTGCAGGGTCAGCACCCATCGAAACAAGAGCATCAGCGCTTGCCTGGAGGATATCGTTCATTTCTGATTCTTCATCATCATCAAGCTCTTCATTTTCGTCCAGGTCTGCAATGCCTGCCGCCTGCGCCTCAAACGCTGCATAGCTGTAATCTCCGTTTGCGAGAAAGGTCAGTACAAGTGCCATTGCGTATGAGCGGAGTTGTGCTTCTGAAAAGTCTGAGAGCCTTGATTCGTCGGACGAAGCAGCCTCAAAGATGGTCTTGGCCTCTTTGCGCGTTGCCAGGCGGTCAAACCCTTCAAAAATTTCAGCTTCTTTCTTTGCGGTATACATATCGGTTCATCTCCTTTCTTTATAATGTGACATCGGCAGCGGTTATGCTTAAATCTGATGCGCCAGAAGAGGCAGAGCCTGCCGTTACTCCGGTGTGAACGTGGGCATTGAAATCTGTTTTGACCTCTGTAACCAAAGTGACAAGAGCTTCAATTGCCGTCTGAAGTTCAACTATTTTCCGTTCAACCAAACGTACATCGTTTGGGTACCGGAGAGAATTTCTGTTAAGTGTTTTATTGAGTGCCATTTTATTTGCGCTCCTTTTTAAAATAGCCCCCGCTTATCGCAGGGGCAGTAATGCGGTTACTTAATCAGGCGTGGTTGGCCGGCAATACGACGAGCCGCCCCGGTCGGGCAGAAATCCCACGTTACAAGCCAAAGGTCGATTTCAACCTGCTCTACTTTCAGAAGGTACGGCGATGTGCCATCGGCGGGATCGCGAGGCGTTACCAAAGCACCTGATACAACCAGTTCGTCAAGAATCTGTTTGGTCAGCTTGGTAAGGCCATTTCGGGTCAAACCGTCCGGCTCAAACTTCATATAAGCAGCCGCTTCGACAAAGCGGTGATCTATGTAGTTGGCAATCCGGTTTACCCAGATAAAGCGGCTGTAATTCTGCTTGAAATGAACGGACAAGCAGTCATCAATAACTGCTCCACCGGTATCGCTGGCAATAACAGGGTTAATGCGATAGGTATAAAAATCATCCCGGTTAATCAGATCGGAGTTCAGTGCTTTCAGGCCGGTACGTGCCAGTTTGCCACGATAGATTCCGGCAGGCGCATAATGAACGCCCGGAGTCGAGCCACTGAAATTAGCATCGCCCTGGGCACAAGCCGCAGCAACCGCTCCTGAGACACCCCAGACAGTTTTACCGCCATAAAATGCGTCACTTGCGGCGTAAGGCGAGTAGTAGCAAGCTGCTTGACGGCTTTCGACGCCCAATTCTTTAACCTTTGCAATAGCAAGGTCAGGCGTTAAAGTCGGGTTGATATCATAAAAAAAGCTGTTGTGGTTTTTGTTGGCAATATCAATGCAGTTGGCAATAACATCACCATCGTAGTTACCGGCTGCAAACATGAGGTTTGAAAGGTACTGCTCATTCCTGAATAAATCCCATGCTTTCTTGAACTGCGTTACCCGCTCTGCGTCATCGGTAAATGTACCGTTTGTGCCGCCCACGAAAGCAACTTTAGTTCCGGATACAGCTTTAAGAGCTGCTGCAACGTCTGCGTAGGTGAGCGATTCATCAAAGTTGCAACGGAAAACATCGCTCTTTTGCTCCAGTACAGTTTCGATATAAGCAGGTGCCCCCATATCGTCCTTGTCTGTTACGTTCACGCCGACAACGTAGGACTCCAGTTCGTATTCCGTTCCCTCTTCGTCTTTATCAAAGAAGGTAAGCAGGAATCTGTTGTCACCAACTACGCCGTTATACTGTACCCATCCATCGGTACCGAGAGCGGCAAGACTAGGGGCTGTTGCGCCGGAAGTGTGGTTGGCTGTGCAAATCAGGCGGCCACCTATCACGGTGATAATATCATCAATCTTGTATGGCGTGAGTGTTACCCATGCGCCGTGGTTGACATGGCTGATCTTGAAAGAGCGGTTTACAGACTCATCTCCGTCAACAAGGTAGATTTGCAGGCAGATTCCGGTACCGAGCGAAAGATCAGTTCCGTATGTATGGGCTGCTGCCGCTGTTACGCCGTCTGTGGTTTTGATGGTAACAGACGGGAATTTGGCATCTTCGGGGACAACACGAACAACATTGACGTAAGTGCAATCCTTAACAGCATCGGCCAAGTGACGTAAGCCTTCCATATTGTCCGCTTTTTTCTGGAGCGGCTTGCCAAAAATGTTTTGCCAGTTGCTATCAACAACCTGAATCACCTTGAACGGCAGGCCCTTCGACGCAACCAGGCAGGTAGCACCAACCGAGACCGGCCCGCCGCCAGTTTTGAAGGTGTTGTCTATTAACCGCAGTACGGTAATCTCTGCGGCATTAGTGATAATATTTTTCATGGCTTATCTGCCCCCTTTATGTTTTTTTTCAAAAGTCTTTGCCACCGGTGCTGTCTCCGCCTCATCAACCGCTGTCTCTGCTTCATCAACAATGGCGTCTTCATCAACAATGGCGTCTTCAGCCACGACATCCTCGGTAACAGCTTCTTCGCCTAACTTGGTAATAACCATTGCAGGGCATTGGGCTGAAACGAATTTGGTTACATCCACAACCAGATCATCTGGCACGGTGACTACTACCGCTTTATTTCCGATAGCATGACCCGGTACGTCGAGAACAAAGCCTGCATATTCTCTGTAAATGCCTGACACGCTGTTATTTTCAAATTTGATCTGCATGAATCGGGTACCTCCTTTATAGGAATACGGGACGGCTGTTAACCGTCCCGCCTTATTTTAATTACGCCACAAAAGTCAGTGTGGTCAGGTATTCACGACCATCAAACGGCTGGAGGTCACGATATGCCAGTTCATACAGAGTGTTGTTGTATTTCAGATCACTCTGCATTGCGTGCTTGAACTGCATTGCAGGGATAGCATCACCGGCAAGGTATGCCGACTGGCCGATATCGCGGCCTTTTGCATAGCAGAGGCAGGTGTAATCAGTTCCCTGTGGATCTTCGTAGATGTCCCACATACCGAACAGACGGCCTACATAATGAGGCTGTGGAATCGACTGATAGCCGGTAGCCGCTACAAATGAACGCATTGAGCGGATAATCGAGGATGATTTCGCATCGGCAACGATACCGACAAGGCCGGAAGTGCCGGTCTGTGTCATAAGCAGGGTGTCGATCTGGAGCAGTTTGGTGAGCAGGGTTTCGTAGTAGTCCTGCGGCGCAATGCCGGTAGCCGGAACCGTGTATGTCCAAGAGGCAGAACCCTTGGCATAGAACAGAAGATCGCGTAGGTGCTTACGGTCTTTGTCAGCGGCAAGCAGGTTACGCATTGCCAGCATCGCCATACTGTCAGCATTCAGGTTGTATTCACGGCGGAGCCCCCAGAGTGCCTGAAGGGTAGTAGAAGCAGCAATAGCGGCCTCATGCGGGTAGAGAGTGCGGCTGTCCATTTCATGGTTGACGGCAGGGATCAGAGACGGGTCTTTTTCGATGTCAACGTCGAAGCCAACATGAACCTGAATACCGTTTGCAGGGGCTGTCGAGAAAACAGGGTGAATCGTGCCTGTTGCATAGTTGACGGTACCGGTTACAGTAACGGAAGTTGCACCAACAAGGAACGTCCCGGCAAGATTGCCTGCGCCGTCGTCTTTTGCTACCACGTTGCGGTCATGAATGATTTTGATGGATTTCTTCTTGAACGGGTAAACCTTGCCGAACTTGGTGTTTGAATCAAGGTCGAACTCATTTGAAGAACCGGTTTTTGTGCCATTACCTGCAATGGTAAGGTGCCGCTGATCCATGCTGCTGTACTGACCACGATAGGTATGATCGAGGCGTTGTCCGGCTGTAATATCGCCGAAAGTGGTTGACGCATTGCGATACACGCGGAAGATTTCTGACTGGTTGAACGTGCCTGGGATAAACGAAACGATCTGCGAGGTAATAGACTGCAACATTACCGGCAAAATCAACGAAACCATACGGTCTCGCATCAAGATACCGTCTGTGGTCTCAAGAGACGCGCTTTCCAGAACCAAACCCCCGAAAGACTTTCGGTCATTGGTTGCGCTCAAAAGGTTTTCTGTTGCAAGATGTGCTGATGCAAGCAGATCGTCAGAAGGCATAATCCCACGCTGTGCCACGAAAGCGCGAAGGGCGTTTGATGCTGTGCCCTGAACTGTGCCAGCTCCCTTTCCAGCCATTTCAAAGATAGTGCCTTTTGTGCTTGCCTCTAGGCGTTCAGCCCGTGTTGCTGCCTCTGCGATAAACTTGCCATTGTCATCGACAATCGGATCATGCAGAGCTGATTTCATCTCCTCTGCGCGACGGGTAATTCCCGCCAGTTGATTTGAATACGCTTCTGTTGACATAATGTTGCTCCTTTGATTTTGAAATTGCCAAAAAATGGCTTTCATAAATAATGGGAACATCATTACACGCCACAAGGTTTGTGTAGAGGAGGATAAAAGTAATAAAAAGAAGATAAAAGAGAGTGTTTTTTAAGATATATGCAAAAGTATCGCTAATAATTTTCAGTGTGAGTGATGGTTTGTATTGGTGCCACCGTCTGTAATGTTACCGCTTGCTACGATATTTCCGGTTACGTTCAAATTGCCGGTAAGTGTGCAGAGTGGTGCAGTTATGGTCACGTTTCCGGTAACAGTTATAGTGAGGTTTCCGGCTATGTTCAGCGTGCCGTTGCCGGTTACGGTAAGTGAGTCGTCTTTCTCAACGACTACTGTTCGATTCCCTGTAACGTTCTGGTTCTCATTGCCTGCTACAGTCAGCGTGTCATTCTTATCTATTGCTACCGTCCGGTTTCCGGCTATGTTCAGCGTGCCGTTGCCGGTTACGGTAAGGTCTGTGTCTGTATCATTGCTCTCAAGATGTAATGTTCTTTTCAGATCAATATCGTTATTAAATAAACCCCACAAAACGCCACGAATAAACGCCTCTTGGGTCGTGTGTGCCACCTTGTCGAGCGTAGGGTCTTCAACCATAAATATTCCGAGTGCTTTTAGCTCTTGGTCTATTCTCACCGCTGCTTCGTGGATACAATACCCCGCGTCTTGATGGACATAGTTGCCGGTTTCGGTTCCGATTGGTTGACGATCTGGAAATGGTTGCGGTATTTTTGGGATCTGCAATGCTTTCATGGACTCACCTTTATTGTTTGACTCCCTGGATGACACACTTTAAAAATAGGGCATGGGCTCATCGTATGGACTGGCTTTTGTGTCGGGCCGCTGCCGCCGTCTAAATCAATTTTACCCATGCTCTTCATGACTGTATGCCCTGTAGTGTTTATATTTGTGTCGCCATCTGTTTTGATCGCAGTATTCCCCGTCGTATTCACAGTAGTGTTACCGGTTGTAGTGATTGTCGTGTTTTCTGCAATATCAACAACCATATTACCCCCAACCTTCCCCTCGGTGTCATTAACACTCGAAAAATAAATGTGCTTTTCTCCATGGATAACAAGTGTTCCGTCTGGGTGTACATACAACTCAGTACCAGTGCCACGCTGGATAATTGCGATTGAAGTATCTTTCCGTAATTCAATCGTTGTGCCGTGCTGAGTGAAAACGACATCTTCATGGTATGCGTTTGCCGCCGGGACGTTCTCTTTGCCCGTTCGCTTATGCTCATGCATATCATCGCCTGCCCATGCCTCATGCGGAAAGTTCGGCTTGCCGTCTGGGGCATAGTGGGCACTGCCAATAATGACCGGTCTACGGGTATCACCGTCATACGGAAACTTTACCCAGACAAGATCATCAACATCGGCAGGAATAAAAAATCCGTCGTTGAAACGGCTACCAACCGGCAAGCGGTACTCCGCCCAGGGCAGATCATCCTTTGGTACGTCATCAGTAAACACGGAAAAAACCCGGACTTGCACCCGTAACAACTTTTCTGGGTCTTCGATTGATTCAACCTTGCCGATATATTCACCGTGGAATTTGTTACTATCTCCGCCAAGCGGCTTGCTATTCATTTCGGCCAACTCAAAACTCCTTTCTCTACCAATTAAGCAGGGCGGCAGCTGCTCTTTTTGCCGATAATGCCGCTTTTTCTGCTGCTGCCACTGCCGATGCCGCTGATTTTTGGGTAGACGTAACAGAGCCTGTTGCTGACGTAATTTTGTTCTTAATGGTTGCTGCTGCCGATAATGACAATACCTTTGACTCTGCCGATTTGGTTATGGACAATGCCGTTGTCAATTTGGCGGCATTACCAGATGCAATTGCGGCTATTGGCGTCTTGGATACCGCTTTGCTCGCTGCCATTGCCGCCGACTTAGCCGACTTGACAACAGACGTGACTTTTGCAATTGCTATTTTGTCGGCATTTTTAACCTTATCTATCATCTTCATCGCGCTTGACACGGCTGATGTCGCCTTTGTCGCCACTGATTTCGCTTGTGCAGCTGCATTATTTGCCGCTGCTACTGCTGCCATTGCCCCTGCTTTTGTGGTTGCCGCAAAGGCCGCTATCTCAGCCGCAGCCGCCTTTCCTGCCTCCATGGTTGACGTAGTCTCAGCCGCTTTTGCCTCTTGTTCAGCCGCCTTAACTTCTGTCTCAGCCGCTTTCGCCTCTGTCTCAGCAGCCTTAACTTCTGTCTCAGCCGCTTTCGCTTCTTGTTCAGCCGCCTTTGCCTCCTCTCCGGCAGCTTTTGCAACTTGAGAAACTTTGGCGGATGGCGCAGGAGAGGCCGGTGCCGCAGGCGTAGCCGGAGATGTCGCAATACCTTTCACTCGGCATAAATACTGATTCCCGCTGTAGTAGTGCGCTACTGTCGATATTAATATCTTTTCTGGCAAGCTCTCGTTGATTGGTTTGTCAGTGCTTTGCGTATTGTTCCACACAATTTTCATAACTACACCGGGACGTATTAAGCCCTGGCCGGAGGTAGTCAGGTCGATGGTGGGGGCTGACACGTCAAGCAGATTATCTAGTACCGTAGCTTCCGGCTGTGACACCCATTCGGCAGGCTTTTTTGTTGCTTTGGATGTATTTACGATACCGTCTTTAAGGTTCCAACTCATGTAATTACGTTCAACCCTATCTTTTACTACCTCTTGCGAACGAAGCATCTCATACCGGAAAACCTCTTCATCACATTGCTCAGTAGCAGGCGGTTCGTGATAAAAAGTGATCTCAGGCTCTTGTTTTTTCAGCTTATCCCATGTCTCAAAAACAATGCTCTTGCGCCGATGGAAACATGCCGCTTTCATTTCCTGGCACATTTGCCGGATTGTTTTGGCGGGTCTCATGCCTGGCAGTATATGATAATCTAGCATAACCGGGAATTTGCCTGCTTCAGGCTTTAAGGCTGGCAGCAGTTTGCCAAGAATCGCCGTTACCGGCTTTTGGGAAAACAGAAGCGATTTCTTCCACGGCTGTTTGATTGATTCAACCTCTTTTTCCATGCAGTTGAAGGTAATCCTGTTACCCTCGTTCGGCATAGTGAGTATTCTGAAATGCAGCACAAGATCAAGATCGTCCCCGTCCCCTTCGTACCAATGTGATGAGAACGTCACCTTTAACACATCCCTGGGCTTTACATTCAGCTCATCGGTTAGATATTTAAGCTGATCATCCATTATCAGGATCAATCGCGGGCCTGAAATATCAATCGTTTCAATGAAAGTCATTTCTTTCAGCCAACCCAAGTCGAAATCATCGGTCTCTTCCAGTCCGCCGTCATCCGGCAGTTGTGAAAAGTGCGTTATTTGTGAGATAAAAATATCGTCAATAGCTGCCATGATTTGCCCTTAACCGTGATGGTGGATGAACCGCTTGCAAAACGGATCAATAATATCGACATTAGTGTCCATGGCGAACGATACCTGTACGCTTACAGCAGGAGCCGGAGTAATAACCGCCGATATGGTTTGCGGTGAGAATTCCGGCATGCCGGCAACCGTATAAATGCTACCGGTAACAGCAATCCAGACACCGTTATTCCACGTTGCCGCAAGTACTCCGTCAATGAACAGTTCCCCAGTTACAAGATCAAAAACAACAACTACATCAGGTGGTGGTACAGGCGAAATACCAATAGGCGGGTGTGTCATATCAACGGTTACTCTTGCCGATACGGTGTGCAAAGAACCCACAACCATAACAAGCCGGTTGCCATTCCATTTTGCTATCATAACTCCGTCAAGCAGCACGTCAAAGCCCGTAATGGTTTGCCCCTGGTACATCCGGATACCGCTTAAACTGTCTGACCATGAAAAGGCGGTTATAATACCATTACCGATACCAGCCTGCCGCTCCTCTTTTTCCGTCAATCCTGTACCGTACTGAATCCTTATATTTGTGGGCGGCGGCGGTATTTCTGCACCGAACAGGATCATGGTGTGAGCGGTATAATTCGTCGTAGCTGCCAGCAGCCGACCGTTATCAGTCACCTCGGAAGCGTCCGAGATCGTCAGATTGCAATGGTCTTGCAGTGTAACCGGAACATCAAAAATATCACTGCCAACCCTGAATTTTGCAACCCCTGAGTCATGCGCCACAATATATGCATACCAGGCCATAGCCATCTTATCCAGTGTAGGCTTATCGGCGGCGACAAACACAAGTGTGTAATCAAGATCGAGGTGCAACAGCCGTATCTGGTAGGCGGTAAGCAATGCGTCATTCCATAAGTAACGCCCCCGTATTTGTTTTGATCTGTCATTTACATTGCTGAATCCGGGCTTGCGATAGTAGTAGACGGCAGGCAAAGGTGGGGAGTTGTCACGCTTTGGAGGTGTGCCGGTTTCGGCTTTTCTTGATGCTTGCAATGCTTTGACAAATTCCGAGGGGCTTGCCGCGTCATGTCTATATATCTGTGCCGCCGTGGATCGTCCCAGAAATTCCCGCCACTCTTTGGGGCCGGTGGTAAGGGATAAACCGTCAAAGGCTTTTGAAATGAAATCGCCTATAGCGAAATCTACCGCCTGAAGTTCTGAAAGTTCATTGCTCACTACTCCCCCCCCTTTTTAGACCAGTGATTTTCCCAGCACTGCTTGCACACTCTTCTCCTGATTATAAAAGACCTGCAATCCTTGATGGTATATTTACAGATGGTCAATTTCAGCCGTTCAAAAGGTTTGCCGCATTCACACTGAGCCATGTTTTACCCCAAGTGCCTTATCTGCCAGATGAATAGCGGCAGCCCCGCCCGCTTCATATATTCTGCCCTCATATTTCATTAATTCCAATATAGCAAAACGTAGTGCCTTGATCTCATCTTCCAACTCAATCACCCTGAATACTAAACTTTTTTCACCCATTGCCGCTTGCCTCCTGATATTTTTACTTACATCAAATCGGTAAACGCCTGCATAGGCAGGCAATACAACTTGGCGCATACCCCTGGCGCAACTCCTACCTGCCCACTGTCAACAACATACATGGCAACTTCCCGTATGTTGGTATCATCCACGTATTCCGACCACTGGATAACCGATTGTTCCGGCACGTTCTCTACAGACACAAGCAGCACAACCGGTGCGGGTTCAACCCCGCTGACACGGTCGCCATCTGAAGACATCGGGAAAGGATTGAATTCTGGCACTATCATTACTTTACAAGGCACTGGATCGTCATACTGCAACGATCTCTCGCTGGTATCCAATGCCCCTACTACATCAACGCCCGGTGCTACCGTCTCGGGAGTCGAGCGGTCGGCCTTGTAGTACAGTGCCTCAAATGCATCAGGGTGGTTAGCGAGCATCGTCTGCAAATTGGTACTTAATGCCGAATGAGTACTTCTGTAGTCCCTTGGTGTGGTCATAACAAACCCTCATCTTTGGCGATTTTCTGTAATGTTTCTGCATCGACACCGGTATTCTCGGACATTGCTTTGAAACCTGCGTCATTTAGCATATTTAACTGTTTCAACATTTTAAGCCCGTTCACGTACCCCTTATTTCTCTCTTTTTCGGCCAGTAATTCAGCCGCCCGTCTTGCTGCTATCTCTTTCTTGGCAACCATTTCGGCGGCCTTTTTCTGCATCGACAATTCTTTCATTTTTGCCTCGTTATCCCGCACTAGCTTCGAGATTGCCGCTTTCGCTTTGGGAGTCTTCTTCTTTTTGTCAAAAGCCTTCATAGCCGCAGTGAACTTCTGGAAGCCGCCCAGCGTATTAAATTCCCCGGCCTTCTCCATTGCTTTCAGATCTTCTGTCGATAATTCCTTTTCGACCGGATCACCAAAACCGTGCCGCTTCGCCTCTGCCTCCATCTCTTTTGCAATCCTCCCCTGGACAACAGGCGACTGCAAGGCAAGCAAGGCTTTCAAGGTATGCTTACAGCAGGCTCCGGTCAGCTTTGGGTTACGGATTTTCGGGAAGATATTCTCTTTGGGGGGAGTAAGGGCAAAGCCACCAATACAAGCCAGGTAGCGATAATAAAATTGATGGCGACCACAACTACAGTCAAACGACACCCTGCCTATCGTAGTTTTCTGAGCGGCTATCAGGTACTTTTTGCCTTCATATTTATTGATGTTGGCATCCCACTCATTCAGTTGAACCTTTACCTGATAATGAGACGGAGCCCCTAAAGTATCCCCGCTTGCCGTTACGCTGAAATAGAGAACGTCCCCGGCAAATTTGTATAAGGTAGCAGCAGCGACCGCCCGTGCGTTCTCTCGGTCTTTTTTTCTCGAAGCAGATATTAACTCGGCAACAGTGACACCTTTCTGTTTGCCGTGGAAAACCTTCTTGGTCTTATTAACCTGCTGCACCATCTTGTTAAGTTCATCGAGGGTAAACTCTATTTTGGTGGCGTTCTTGATGCCGTAATCAAGCGCAAGTGCTTGTGTGCCACCCCTTGTCAGTAACTGCCGCTTACGCAACAAATCTTGAGTCAGGTAAGCGCCGTTATTCCCCTTGCCCTTACCAGCAATACGATTATCAGCTTCACGCCGCCCGGCTGTTCGTGCGTAAGCCTCTTTCCACATTGCTTCCAGTTTTTTGATGTTTGCATCCGCCATAATGTTGCCATCATACCCCCCCGCTACCGCCTTGTTAATTACACAAAAGCGGTTAAAACAGTACGAAAAGCAAAAGCCCCAATCAGTTAGGTAGGGGCTTATCGTAATAGTTTGACACTCGATTTAAACGGTATTCAGGTATCTATAATTGAGTTTGCAAGATATATCCAGGCAACACTTTTTGTCGCTTATCCCCCAACTGCCAGACAATATTTCCGAGGTTTAAATCGCCTGTTCCTTCGCCCTTGCTGGGCTTCCCTGCCTT